CTTCATTCTTGACATTAAATGTAAACTCCTAATTACATGAACTTTGAGTTTTTTCCTTTTAGGGTGTACCACTGTCATTACCACAGAAGAATCATCTGATGACACTTTAGTTGTTATCAACGTCTTAAAGAATTTTTGTGGTAAGCCAGTGTCAATTTCTAATGTTTTGGTTATATATTTCAAGCTAAAATCTGAATACATAAGCATGACCCCGGAGTGCAAGAGACTCGATGTATAATGTAAAATTCCTTGCATCATGTTGGATCTATTGTTTAAGAATCTATGATGAGGAAGTAACAAATCATTCAACTGTGATCGACCCAGAAATTGATCTTTTAGCTCTTGCAACCCTTGATCGTAACTGTTAATGTCCTTGTTCCTCATGAAAATTTCTAATAGCTCACCTGGCAATTCCAGTTTTTTACTAGTCACTAGATTTAGAATCTTCATGCATGTTTTACTTATATCACCTGGTAATATTCTTGATAAAAAACATCCAAAGACTGGCATAATAAATCTTTGTGCCCATGTAGTAGCATCATCAGAATTTATCACTGTTGTTTCTTCTCTTTCGAAATTTAAACTCCTATTCACTGTTTTGTTATGAATCTCTGAAGGCAACATCTTTTTATCTCCCTTTGTCAGCATTTCATTGGGCATTAATTCACCAATAGCTCTACATATGGTTTCTAGAAAATGTATTATAATTCTACAGTGAAACTCTAAAACAAATATTTCTCTAACTCCACCTATCTGCTGTTTTTTGAATAAATTGCTGACCACACCACCATATTTTTCTTCGACCACTTTTATGTGTTTATCTATCTCGGTGAAACAGTGAACAGAGTATCCCTCATCCATCATCTTAATACATGATTCCAGACAAGATTGTCTTTGATTCACTTTCTTACCCTCTTCATAGTAAAGATCTTCTAAATCTCCTGCCGCACTCTTCTTCATTGTTGCTAGATCAGTTAATTTTCGATTTATTAATTTTTTAGTCAAATAACTTTCAATGTCAACAAAAACATCTGGTCTTTGAGTCTTTATTTCAGACATGACTCTATCTCCTGCTGCTGCAACATACTTATAATCAAATTCATGATCGTTGAGACTATTCCAATCTGCTGTTTCTTTGCCAGTTAAATTAGTCTTGATGTCTCGCATTTTTATTTCTTCTTTCAACACTTTTGAAAATATCTTCAATGTTCCATGTGTTTTATCTCCATCCTCCTTGTTATGTAGAACACCATAATAACATATGTTTAATGCAACTTCAAATTTGTCAATCTCAAGACCAGTTACCCAAGAAACTAATCCAGAAACTTTATCTTGAGATTTCCTTGCATCATATTTTGTATTAATATCTATTCCTATTTTAATATCCTGCTCAGACATTTTCTCTATAGCATAAAAGAATCTCTTCCTTGCCCAAAGCAAC